AATTGCATTCTTGTCTCCAATTAAAAGACTTCCAAGCATAATTCTTTTATCAACAATTAAATCTTGCAAGAGTCTTTCAATTGCAATTCCTTTCTTTAGAAGATTTCTCGATGTAAGAGTATCTTCGTCTTTTGCTGTCATATATTTGATTTCAATTGAATCTTTTCCATGCAATGGGTGTCCTTCTGGATAGAACATACCTTTTGATGGTAACTCAACGTGCTCTGTTGGTACAACAAATGAAAGTTGTTGCATCAATGCAGCAGCAGCAGAATCATCTTGTTCTGCTTTTGGTGGGGTCATACCCAACCTGTCTAGGTTATTTCTCATTTATTCCTCTTATTTAATAACAACCCATTGTGGGACAAATGTAACGGAGATTTCATTAATATCATCCGAACCATATTCAAAGGAGCCAAAATCTACGCTTGTAATTCTTGGATTATAGAATTCATATACAATTTCTCTATTTAAAACAGATTTGTTGTTTTTAGTAGAAAAATCTTTATTTGCAAAACGAATATTGTTTTTAACTTGAATCAAATTACAAAAGATTGGCAAATCAATAACACCAGTTACATTTTTTGATAATTCTGATGTAGCAATCTCGGAAGGGTCAGAAAATTTATCAATTAAATTTATTTGAAGATAATAATTAAATATTTCTCTTATTGAAAGTTTTGAAGAAATGTCTAATTGACTTTCTAAATCAGAAACTTCTTGATTATTATTTACATCATTACCTGTACTATTTTCACCGCTTGTAATACCAAAATCAGCAAATGTTATTGTAATTGGTTCCCAATGAATTGCTCCGTTTTGAAAATAGTGAACATACTCGTTAGCATATGCTCTTTCAAATTCCACTTTCATATTTGGAGCAGATACTTTTTTGGCAAAAAAACTCAATACTTTATCATCAGTTTCTAGTTCAATTAATTTTTCATTTAATCCACTAAAATTAACAATAAAATTAAATTTATTATATGGTAATGCTTGCTGATTTTTGCCACCAGTATTCCAAAACATCAATCACCTATTATGATTCTAATTCAGAATTGAATGATTCAGTTTCAGAACCAGCAGCATAAACTTTAATATCTGCCCAATCATATCGGAATGTTAACTGAACTTCATTAATATCATCGGAACCATAATCAAGTTCACCGAATGCCATTTTTTTAATCCAAGCATTATTAAGAGTCCAAACTTCAATTGGAGAACCAGATGCATCAAGTTGAATAATTTCGATTCTATCAAATTGCGCTGTTGCTGTTGATTTAGCAAATGTTCTCAATGTTGCACCAGCACCGCCAGCAGAGGCATAGCCTTGTGCTACTGGAGATTGATACCCCGCAGCAAGGAGAACTCTATATAAGCCTTCTGCAACGTCTGTAGCAGTTGCTTGTGGAGTTGATGTATCAGCATCGCCAACGCCACCCAAGCCATTAGGGTCAATAACAGCAGCCGTTATTTCATTCCATGTTGTTGTTGCTGGAAAGTAATATGTGTGGCCTAAGAACTTATGTGTAGCCTCAGAAATTGTTATTTCTGGTTTATTGACTTTCTTGACTATAAAAGAAGGTAGTGCATCAGATGCAGCACCAAATCTTAACAAGAATTTAAACTTTCTTTTTGGCTCAACGCTTGCTTCATTCCAAAATGCCATGTTTTATGTTTCCTTTTATATTATATAGTCAATTAATCAATAAATGATGCGCCAGAATCTGTAATTGTAAAGTCAATTGCGATAAATTCTATTGCTCTTGCTGGCTTCAAGAAGATTTTGGCATACATGATATTTCTATCAACCAAATCTGGTGTTGTAGTGGTTTTGTCAAGGATTACGCGATAGTCAGAAAGACCTAGGCGAGACTTAACAGAAGCAAGGAATGGATTTGCTTGACCCAAGAATCTACTCCAAGTTACATCAACATTTTGGTCAAAGAGAATTGTTGCAGCAATTCTTGAAATTTCTCTCTTTAAGTAAATCATTAATCTACGAACATTAATTCTATCAAGTGCAGATGGAGTTACTTGTAATGTCTTTTGACCAAAGATAACAATACCTTCTGCTGGGAATTGAGCGATAGGATTGATGTTGGCTTCATAAAGTGTGTCTCTATCAGTTGAAGAAAGTCTTTGTGTTACGCCGATAACTGGAATGCCGCCACGACCCTCAGTAAGACCACCACGGGTGAAGCCTGCTGGAGCGAACCAAAGTTCTTGCGTTCTTTGTCCATATGACATAGCGCCAAGTGCTACAACAGATGGTGGAACGAATACAAGTTGGTCATTGATGGTGTCACGGATTTGTACCCAAGGATAATAGCAAGTACCATAACTTGAATTTAAACCTCTTGATTTAATGTCAAGTGCTGCTTGTCTTGCAGTTCCAGCATATCTTGAAGTTCTATTTGAAAGATATTGTTCTTGTTCTGGAATATAAACGTTTGGAAGGTCTATAACGGCAAGTACATCTGCTCTTGCTTCACAGGTTTGAACCAACTTGGTTGTCAAAGGAGCATAAGTAAGACCGGGAACACATGCAACATCAGTTACTAATGTTTCTGGGTCTGAGATTGTATCTATTGCTCTGCTAAGAGTAAAGTATTCGTAACTTGTACGTTCAGTTGGTGAACCGTCAGAAAGAATCTTGTTTCTAAGTGGGTCTGCTTCTGTAATGTCGAATCCGTCAAAGCCGTTATAGAATGGCATTGTGAAACGATTGTAAGCATTAGAGCCTGTTATAATTGAACGATATCCACCATTTACTGCGGTAATTGATGTGGTTGCTGCTCTAGAGCCAGATACATAAACATATCCAAGTCCAGTAGAAGTAGAACCAGAAACATCATCTAATGAGAATACAAATGAATTTTCTCTATAGGCTTCGTTACCATAATCATATTGGTCGTCACTACCAAATGAAGATGGAAATGCTCTTACCATATCAGCATAACTGTAATCATAAGTTGTATATGCTGTCTTTTCACCAGTTGTGATACCAAAGTATGCATTTGTAACTGGAGAGATGCAGATTGTCTTAATGGAATTGCTGGGAATACCATATTTGCTGTTAAATTAGCAACTGATGCCGATAAGAATACGCCGGAATTGTATGCTCTTGCATATCCACCAGAAACAACAGTATTAACAGGAGCAGCAGAAGAAGAATTATTTATAATTGGAATTGTGAAACTTTTTGGTCTTGGTGGTCCAAAGAAACCAAATGGTAAGTAAGTTGGGTCTATTGCACCAGCATCAACATCTGCATCCATTTCGACGCGAACGTGCTTTGATACATTTGTGTATGTACCATATTCTTTTAATCTCTTTTCGGTATCATCCCAAGCAACGTATTTATCGCCAATCTTTCTTGCAATATAATTTGGTGAAACTGGATTTAAGTTAACATTTGTGTATTGTTCGACAACGCTAACATTGTTATCAGAATCTGTAACTCTTCTTAATTGTACAGAGAATGAACCGTAATCATCAAAATCAGTTGCTGGTGGTTTAATGTCAGTAATGGATACTTTGATGTTTTGTTGTAACCATTCTCCGTTATCTAACCCAACAAATCTAAATAATTTTTGTTGTAATGCTGGATTGTATGAACCAGAGTTTGTTGTTAAATCTTGACCAATAATCCAGCCTGTTTTTGCTGGTCTAGTTGGAGAACGGAACTTGTTGTAACTTACAGTACCGCTTACTAATGGGGCAATAAATGCATATGTTGATAATGAACCAAGTCCAACTACTTCATCAAGGCTTCTTTCGAAACTTTCTCCAAGCCAATAATATTCAACGTTGCTTGGAGCAGTAATTTCTGAATTTGTTAAGATTGGATTAGTATTAAATACTTTTCTAATGTACTTATCGGAATCTACATTAAAGTTGAAGTTTGATGCATATGTTCCGTTTGGAGTGGTAACTACAGCATAAAACTCTGAGTATCCACCATTTGATTTAATAAGAACGTTAGTACCAGATACATATGTTGGTGATGTATCAGAACCAGCAAATGTTCCAGAAAGAGCAACAGAACCAGTCTTCATATACCAAATGGCAGCGAGTGTACCAGAAACTGTGGAACTATCTGAACCAGATTGCATAACAAATAAACCGTATGCACCACCACCAGAATCGTTAGTAGCAAATGTTGGTACTTCCCAACCTGCAACACCATCTGGTGTAGCATTTGGACTTTGTGTACCGAGTAAGCGAATAATATTAACAGCAGGAGTGTTCGTTAACCATGCTTGTGCAGCATAACCAGCATACATTGTTCCAATTGTATTTCCATCACGCCAAACATCATCACCAGATTTACCGGGAACTGGATTTCCAAAGGTTTCAACCAATTGTGATTTAGAGGTAATATAAACAGGACGATTGGCTGGTCCTCTTATGAAGCGACCAATGATAGTTGGTCCTACAAGGTTAGAAGTGTTTGGAAGTTGGGATTCATCAATCTCTTGAACTTGAACACCGGGAGAAACGAATCTATATGAGGTTATAGCCATATTTTTAAATACTCCTGCTTTTAATTATCAATAGTAAATAGTAGTAAATTGTTCAAAAATCACTATTCCCTATAAGATGTTTTATTTTTAGAGGTATTTAGAAACCATTGTTCGTCTTCCAGCACTACATGCTCTCTAGGAAAAGCAACTTCAACAGCATTTTCTCTATATACAACTCTTGGTGATTCTTGATTTTTATCTTCACCAACCAAATAACCAATAACTTCTATTGTTATTGAAGCACCATAATTTTTTCTTTCTTCGTTTAATGCTGCTGCATTACTTTCAAACGTAAAGTCGCCTTTGATAAATGCATCATAATGATGATTATCATATTGCAATCTAATAAATCTTGTATTACCATTTTTGGTAAAAAATGGAGTTGTTATTTCATTTAATTGTTGTTGAAAATCAGTTCTAATATTTATTTGATAAGTTACTGAAACGTGAACTGGAACTGGAATTGTCATTGTTTGATAAACAACTTTTGGTATTCTTTGTTTATATTTTCTTTTATCATCATACATTGGATAAACTTTATTATCTATTCTGTATTGTTGTCTTGTTTCAGTACCAGAAGTTGTTGTTCTTTTTGCTTGTGCTGCATTAACAAAATTAGAAGTTTTATCTTGATTTATTCTTCTAGATATTGTAATTGTGCCACCTTTATAATCGTTAATAGGTCTTATGTTTGCTGGTAAACCTGTTTTATTTGGGTCTTTATTAATTGATTTTCTTTCAATTGTTATCAATGGTAACTTCAACATCCCAGAAGAATCACGAATATCTTTGTTTGATTTTATTTGATGTGTTCTTTCAGCAGATATCCAAGTTATTGGAACTTTTTTCCAACCATCTTCAAATGTTGAATATACATCCATATCGACATTAAGCCAATTATAAAATGCCATATCTATTGTTTCAATTGTAGAAGGAGAAATAGGTACTATAGTAGACATTGTTATCCCACAAATACCAATGATGGTATTTTCTGTCCAACTTTTTGAAGATTATCTGATAACGTACCTTGTTGCTCAATAATCTTTGGATAAGTCATTTCAGCAAGAATTGTCTTTAATTCATCGCGCAATTCTTTCTTTTCCGCTGCTGCCTCTGTTAATAAAGCAGTACCATTTAATTGCACAGATTCGCCGGGAATTGGTATTATATTAAACTTAGAACGAACGTGTCCTAATATTTCCTTGCAAACAGCAAGTGCATATCTTCTAATCCATTGCTTACCAATTGAATTTATACTTTCGTATGGTATATTAGCAAATGGAAGAGTGTTCATGTTATTAACACCATTTACACCAGTATCAACTCCTTGTTCGTTTTCTGTCCAAGGGTCTGAAGGAATTGTAAATTCAACCCAGAACTTTTGTGGAGTTGCAATATTTGGTACTGGGAACAATCTTAACATATTGTTTTTGATTTCAAAAGAATAATGTGAGTTTCTAGTATATATTGCAGTTTCGTATGCCATTGCTTGAAGTTTGTTTTGCCATGTTGGAATAACTTCAAATGTTGAATCATCAGCATATTGTCCATAAGAAGACATATTGCCAATTGTATTCAAGCCACCATAATAGCCAAAAAATCTCCACATGGATTGTGGAGTTTTGTAAAACACTCTTCTTATAACAACTTTCTTTGAACCTACTTTACCTGCATATGGAACATTATTACCATTAACATCTATGCCACTAACTGAGGCTGATTCAATTATGTTTTGTAAATCATAATCTTGAACATCAACAACTGTACTTAATGAAGCTGAATATATTGGGTCATTTGATGATAAACCGCCTTCAAGAGCAAATGCTTTACCGTAGTTCCTAAAATAATCAAGAGAATACTTTGGATACTTTAAAGCGACGTTTATAGCTCCAGAAACAATTTCACCATCTTGGTCAAATGAACCAGTTGATTTACCAAGCATTGATGGAAGTGCATTTGTTGCTTGATGAAGATTAACAAGGTACGAATACTCTAATACTGCTTCTTCATATGCAGCATAAACATTTCCAGTTGTTAATTCAATATCTAATATGTCACCACCAAGTTTCTTATAAACATATGCAACTTGGTCTGCTGCGCCAGATATAAATGCTGGTGAATCAGAATAAATTCCAAATGGTAATGCTACAGCAACATCGCTAAGATTACCAGCAGAAGGAAGAACAACAGCACTTAATGTGCTTGCAGGGGTTAAAGTAGGAACAGCCATACAATAAATAGTTAAATAACTTATTAAATACAAACTAAACTTTAAGTTTAGATTTGGAAACAAAAAACCCCCCGATATTTCTATCGGAGGGCTTCTTGTCGTTAATAGCTAAAGCTAAACTTTAGTTATTATGCGCCGGATTCACCGAACATGCCACGGATGACGACCAAGCCGTAGAAGTCTGGTCTAATCATCTTCTTGGCGTAACGGGTCATAACGCCCTTACGTGGTACGAAGTCCTCAATACCAAAGATGGTTGGAGTAACTTGTAATGGAACGTATGGAGCATATACGAAGCCGCTTTCAAGGAAGGAGCTTCCCTTACGACCGACGAGGATGACGTTACGGAGGAAGTATGGATCGACATATACATCCCATTTCTTAGAAATGGAACCTACATTAACGACACCAACTTCACCCTTGTCGTCATCTACTGCGATTCTGGCTTTGAATCCTGCTGTCATTTCAAGAATTGAAGCAACTTCTGGGTTACAAACGAGGAAGTTTGCACCGCCACGAAGAGTCTTTCTGTGGATTTGAGCAGATACGTCATTGATGGTTTCAATGAGGGTTTCGTACCACATTGATACGTTACCAGTAAAGTCTGGAGCCTTTGCAGAGGCACCAACTTCCACGCCAGTAAGTTTATTGACGAAGAGGCCGGGGCTTCTTGACCAGTAGAATGTACCAGCAGTTGCACCTTTAACGAGGTCTTCAAGAATTTCACGGTCAATTTCAAGGCCGATTTGCTCGGAAAGAATTGAGGTTAATTCAACTTCTGCATCCAAGTTGTGGTAAGCATTGAGGTCTTGACCAAGTTCTGGGGACCATTTTGCTTTCATTTTCTTGGTTACAGCGGTAACGCTTACAGAATCGACTTTGATATCGATTTCTGGGATTGCGGTGTTACCTTCCAAGCCCCATGAATCAGTACCAACTACTGCACCAAGAGCGTTGGTTGTGCCAGCGGCTGGTGTTCCAGAGAAATCGTCGGTTTGAGCATAGGAGAGTGTGGTTGTACCAGAAAGAACCATATCTGTGAGGATATTGGCAACAGTTGCTGTATCAGATGCAAATACGAGATAAGCATTTGTCTTTGAGGTTGCAGAACCGCCAAGAGCAGTTGCACCATCACCAAGTTGGGTTAATCTTCTAACCAAACGTGTTCTACCAGCAGAACCTGTTGCATTGTTTCCAACAGATGAACTGAATGAAACGGTAACGAGGTCTTTGAGGTTAAGTTGGCTAAATGAAGCAAGTGGTGTTGAGAATACTGCAACATTTGTTGTTCCAGAAGCAAAGTCTGCATCGTAACGAACCCATTGGTCAAGATATGCACCACCACCAGAAGTTGCACCAGCACCGAAAGTACCAGAGGCAACAAGTGTTAATGCGGCAGAGTGTGAGCCAGTTGGTGAGGTATAGCCGTTATTGAGGTTGTAGAAACCTTTTTCAGCGTTTGCACCAGTTAAACTAACACCGCCTGTGATTTGTTGACCAAGGACGCCTTGACCATAAACGGAATCATTGGCTTCGTATCCAAGTCTTGGACCAGAACCTGCTGTTGAGGAAATGTTGAAGTCAAGGAAGAAGATAAGACCGCTTGGGAGTGACATTGGTTGAACTGAAACGAGGTCGTTTGCAATCAAACCAGCGAATACTCTACGAACGATTGGGAATGCTACGGCAGCAAAACCTTCTACGTCGCCAGCAGCCATGCTGGAGGATTCACGGAGAAGTTCTTTTGCTTGGTTTTCAAGCAAACGAGCCATGCCGTGACGAGTTCTTTCATCTGACAAGCCTTCTAAAAGACCAGTCTTTTCCCACTTTTGAACGAGGGCATGACCTTCTTTGCGTAAGTCTCTATTGACCATGCCTTCTGTTAATTTTTGAATAATAGACATAATATAAACTCCTTAAATGTTTATTTTGATTTAATACCTGCGAGAATTTTCATTCTATCAACAACTGGTGAAGTTACTGAATTCTTTTCCATTCTCTCTACAACAGACGAAGAATTTCTTTCGATTGCTTCGCTCAACGATTTTGGTCCAGATGCAGAGTTTGCACCTTGCGTTGTGCTTTGAAGTGTTTCGTAAATTACTTTTGCTTGTTCTATTGTTTGTGCGTTCGTAAGCGATTCGACAATCTTATTTTTTTGTCGCTCATTCAAGGAGTGGTTGCTTAGAACACGATTTTTATAGAGTAACTTGGCATTTGATAATGTTAAGTTGTCAAGTTTCTCTTGAAGAGTTGAAACCACAGATTCATATTGCTCAACTTTGTTGGCTAATGCTTCTGTAACGGGAACCAACTCTTTCATCTTAGAATGATATGTTAATACTTTTTGTTTTAATTGTTTGTTCTCTTGTTTGACTTTTCCATATTCTTCTTCCAACTCTTTATCAAGTTGTACTTTCTTTGCTTTGGAAAGTTCATTTGCATGTTGTATTTCGGCAGCAGTAGCAAGATAAACGTGTCCGTGTGGAACAACTCTTGCATCTACTGTCAATTGTTCAAGAACATCTAAAAGACCGTCTTTATCAACTTCATATGCTGTTTGTTTTTCTTTGATAGAATTAAGTTGAATATTAAGAGCTTCAGCAATATTCTTTAATGGAATTTCAACTTGCTCTTCGTCTTCTGGACAAGGGCCACCATCACAAAGTTTTTCTTTATCTTTAACACCCTTCATGTTACGGTCTTTGAAAGCATATGGCAATTTGCTTGTAGCTTCTGGCTCACCGGATTCGGGTGTTGCTCCCATATCGTCGGTTAAATTTGGTATTCCGCCACCCATTCCTAATGCATCGCCTTGTTCTTCGCCACCTAATTCTTCTTGCTCGTTTAATATTCCTTCTAAAATGCTTTTCACATCAACGGAATATTTTTCTAACACCATAGCCTCTGCATTTTTTAATGCGGCTTCTTTGAGTGTAATAGCATCTATAATGGCTTCATCAAGCAATGACATTAAAATTCTCCAAATAATATATATTTATCAAAAATAAATAGTACAGTTTTTGACAAAAAACCATAAATATTAAATTAATGACACAAATGACTTGGCTCTCGCTACAAGTTCATTGTTAGAATTGTAAAACTCACATAAAGTTTCATCTTCATGTGTGTATTCTTCAACAACAATCGTTTGTCCATTTACATCAATTGTTGGTTGGTACTGATAGCAATTCGTTATCTTAACTTTTGAAATTTGATAATTTTCATTTATTAAGTTTATTATATAATCGTGTATTGTCATATTATGCCTTTAGTAAAATTGCCTGTCCAGTTGCTGCTGTTGAAGATGAAATTATATACCCATTTGTAGCGCCCGAAACAGTAAATTTAGTTACAGATACACCGTTAGTAAATATTAAAACCTCTCTCAGCCTACCATAAAACGTTCTTGATGCAGCAGAATTTTCAATATAAATAGGCAATCTAGCAAATTCATTAGCAGCATTTTTTAAGCTATTTGCACTAAGCGCAATACCGGGAACACCATTAAATCTTCTTGCTGTAGATACTGATGATGCACCAAAATTCATGACATACATATGTCCATCGCCTTGACCAATACCCGCTACAGCATATCCTTGTGTCGGAAACGCTTCGTGAGCAAAACTTGCAACAGCAGAATAGCCAGTAGTTATTAATCCATATACTTTACCGTCTGATTCTGCTACACCAGATGATGTGCTTTCTGGGTCAATTATAGCGCCAACATGACTTGCCAAACAGTTTCCTGTGCTACCTTCTGCGACAATAAAAACAGCATCTTGACTTTCGTAAGCATGTATAAAAGATACAGAGGTTCCTGTCCAAGCACCAGTATAACCAGAAAATTGTCCTGTACCATATGGATTTGCGTCTGACCAAGAGTTAAAGTTTCCAGCATTTTTACACATGCCAAAATTAACTCTTAAAGTAGAATATGTATCTGGAGATATCATTGTTGGAGAACCACCAGCACCACCGGCATAAACTATTTTATGTCCTAATGTAGAAGTTACAGGAGTTAATGAAACAGCAATCGTTGTTCCAACGGACACTTGTGAAAATGGCGTCCAAGCAACGCCAGAGCCTGTTACTCTTGAAGTTCCATCAGCATAAGTAGTGCTTGAAAAAGCAGTTGCTAACGCAGACATAGTGCCAGAAGTGGTTGATGCTGGTGCTGTAAATTTGCCAATATATTTATATGTTAATCCTGATAAACTCATTATGCTACTGTCCCGTTTCCTAAATAAATAGTTTCTGTATAATTTAATGTTTGTCCTTCAACGGCAATTTCTGCATATCTTGCTGCTGTAAATGCTACGCCTAATGTCACAACAACCCAAGCAAGTTGATTGTTTGACCACCCAAGAACATAACTTGAACGATTTTCTGATGGTGGCGCTAAAACAGATGGAGTTGAAGTTGAGTTATAATAAGGAACACTATTGCTTGCTGAAGGAAATTGTTTTGTATTTAATTCATCAATTGAAGATGATAAAGCAAAACCGCTAATTGATAATTCTTTTGATACTCCATTTCCATTAACATCAACAATTGATGTTAATACTTGTATTCCACTTGCTCCTCTGATTTCTAAAGAGTCAGAGCCAGTTGCAACTAACGTTGTTTGTCCATTAACAACTATATTTTTGTAATGTGAGCCAATTGAAACTTCTATTTCGTTTGTTGCAGATTGTGAAACTTGAAAACCTGTATTGTTATCAAACTTTATTTTTGATACTTTGTTGTCAAAAGAAACTCCCTCTGCACTTGTACCAGATACTGAGAGACTTATTGGTAATCCTACATAATTTGATGCTGTTATTGTTGTTAAGGAAATACTATCTGCAAGATTTAAAGTTACAGCACCAGTAGTTCCACCACCAGATAAGTTTGTTCCAGCAGTTACAGAAGTTATATCTCCACTTCCTCCACCACCTCCACCAGAAACACTTTCAAGCGATGAACCGTTTCCTGCAAATAAAGATGCGCTAAGTTGTGTAGCAGAGATTGAAGCAACAAGATTTCCGCTTACATAAAAGTCAATTTTATCGCTACTAAAATCAATTTTGGTAGCTCTATTTGGGTCGTCTGCCGCAACTAAGTCGCCAATTACTTGGGTTTGTTTATTGTAACCATATGCCATACTATAAATAGATAGATAAAAAGAAAAAGGGGGTATCCCCGAAAGGATACCCCCAGATTCTAATCCAGAAGAATAAGGATTAGAAGACCATCCATGTAGAGCCGTCCCATACTAATGAAACGGCAGCATTTGGAGATTCAAGAACGATTGAGGCAGCGCCGTCGATTGTTCCACCAGATTGTGCTTCGACAACAACGTTGTCTGCTGCACCAACACACTTAACTCTGTGTTCTTGTCCAGTTACTGGAGCAGTTGGGAGTGTAAGTGTAATGTTAGAAGAAGCTCTTGTAACATTCTTGCTGATTGTAGCGTTTGCACTCTTGGTTTCAACTGAAAGTTGCATAGAACCAACAAGGTTACCATAGAATGAAGCAGCTTTCATTGAAGGTGCTACTAATGGAAGTGAAGAGGAAAGAGCATTTCCAACATCAGCTACAGCAGCAGCGGTCTTCAATTCAGCATAATCACCAAGTTGCAAACCTTGATTTGCAGCAAATGCAGCAGAACCAGAAGCAATCTTAACGAGAGCGTCTGAAACTACTAAATCAGTTGTGTTGATGTAAGTGGTTGTGCCATTTACAGTCAAGTTACCGCTGATTGTTACGTCATTTGCAAATGTTCTATTGCCAGCAATTGATGATTTGAGAGCGATTTGGTCACTAACAATTTCAAGTGCATCGCCATTTACGGCTACGTCGAGAGTGATTGAAGAACCAAGTGCTACTAAGCCACCACCAGTAAGTGCTTGACCAGCAACAACTTCAACAGAAGAGTTGATAAGTTTGTTGTTAGCAATGTTGCCAGAAAGCATTGCATTGGTAACACCGCCGTTAGCAATAGAGAGTTGTGAAACTGCTCCAAAACCATCAGCGATAAATGCAAGACCGGCACCAGCAACAGATGCAGAAAGAGCGACGAAATCGTTCTTAATAGCCATTGCACCAGTTGTATTTACTGCAAGAGTACCAGCAGCAAGCCAATCAAGACCAGCACCGGCAGCAGCAGAAGCAATACGAAGACCTGCTGATGTGACTTCAAGGGCAGAGCCAGAAAGTCTTAAAACACCTTCGATTGTACCGCTTGCGCTGTTGTATGACATATCAATGCTGTTTGTATCAACAGCAGAGAAGTGTGCTCTAACTTCGGCAGCAGATGGACCGGTGTATGTGAATACGCCAGTTGCGCTGTTATAGGCGAAAGAACCATCACCACCAGCATCTACAGCAGATACTGCGGCTCTTGCTCTTGCGTCTGTAAAGTAGAGGTTTGTACCTTCGGCAAGATTTGTTGTTGATTTGGTAGCCAATCTAGCGTCAAATGCAGCATCAGCAGATGCAGTAAATGCAGCAGCAGAAACGCCGATTGTACCAGTTCCATCATCGAATGTTACAAAGTCAGAACCTTCAACAAAATCTGCAACAATGTCACGAACAGAGCCAGAAAGACCAGCAGCGATTTCTGCGGTATCTACGCTAAGAACACCGGCGCTCCAAGCAAGACCAGCACCAGCAATTGATGATGTTACAGCAAATTGACCACCAGCGAAGGAAAGACCATCGCCAGCAGAAAGGTGTGCTCTTACTTCTGATGCTGATGGGCCTGTGTAAGTGATTACGCCAGAACCAGAATCATAGGTAAGTGAGCCGTCGCCGCTAACGTCTGTAACAGAGATAGCTGCTCTTGCTCTTGCATTTGTGTAGTAAAGATTTGTACCTTCTGCAAGGTCTGCTGTATCAAATGCATTAAGTTCTGCAATCTTGGTAGAAGCAATGCTTCCAGCAAGTTTGTCGTTTGTAACAGCTAAATCTCTGATTTTTGCTGTTTCAACTGCATCAGTTGCTAATTTTGCTGCTGTAACTGCAACATCAGCAAGTTCTGCTGTGTTGATTTCGCCAGCAGGAAGTGCTACGGAACCTGTAACTGTAAGACCGCCAGCATCAATGGTAAGACCTTCTTCGGCTACCAATGAACCAGAGTGTCTATATTGTCCTATCGAAAACTTATAAGCCATATATTTAACTCCTTAACAAAAAAGTGCGACAGAATTAGAAAGCCTAAAACTTAATAACTCTATCGCACTACAATAAATAGAAACGTGCTAACTCAAAAGTATTGTGTTGTCAAGAAAATATTTTAATAAATAAACCAACGAGAAAGTCCATCTGTATACAAATTCAAAGAAGCATAAGGAGATTCAATAGTTATGGATAATTGACCATCTATTGTGTCACTACCACTTGGTTGAAGAATTATATTATTGTTATCACAATTGCCCGTTTCATCTTTTATAAGAAATGTTCTACCAGCAATAGAGCCAGAAGCCAATGGAAGATTAATTGTTATAGAAGCAGTTGCGTTTTGCGTATCAACTCCAATGAAATAACTTGTATATCTTAAATCATAAGAAGATGAAATTACTGTTCTATTTAAAATTTTTGACTGTGCGGAAACAACCGATGCGGTTAACAAACCTGTGCTTACTTGGTTTATTAATGTATCTGTTCCTAAAATAACTGCTTTTGATTTGCTGTATTTATATGACATTAGAAGATATACCACCCTGTTGTATCTTTATAGATAGATATTGCTACATGGTCAATATCTAATGTAGTAAAATCTTCCAAATCTATTTGTTCGCCAGCAGAAGCCGATACTACAACAGCATTAATATCAGCCAAACCAGACAAATCTTTAATAACAAATACTTTACCATTATCTACCGATGAAAGAGTTGGAAGAGTAACTACAATACCAGAATAATTCGTATTAACACCAATAAAGTAATCATCAACATCAACATTGTAACTTGAAGTAATTACAGTAGTATTAAAAGAAATATTATTTGACGAAACAGAAGTTCCGTTTAGTATTAAACTACCACTTATATAAACAGAACCAGTTATATAAACTGAATCATTTGGGTTGTCGCCCAAGTAAGTATTATTCTTGACAACCAAATTATTGCTAGCAGTTACGTTTGTAAATAAACCAGTTGCAGTTGGATTATAAGTAGAAGCAGAACCAGTAGATGTTGAGGTTGTAAGTCTTGTTGGTGTTACAGTATTACCAGTAAACTGAGGATTAAATACACCTTCTCTTGCACGAATACAATTTGCAACAATTTCAAATTTGTTTTCTATCTGACCAAATAGTTGTTTTGGTTCATTAAGTTTTACTATTTCGTAATATCTATCGCCGTATAAAATGTAATCGCCTTCACGAACATATAAATCTTGGTCTTCTGTTAAGCGTTTTTTATGAAAATGAATTTCAATAGAAGTTGCTTTGTCAATACCTATATTTTGAGTAAATGATTGAGTTTGACCTTCCCACTTAACCAAAGCATATACTCTAACTGGTGGAAGAAATGTTTTTTGTATTGCTTCGCCATAAAGTGGATGAAAATCTGATTTATTAATATCAATTGCAAAATAAGCAATCTGTTGACCAATGACTCTTTCGATAAGTTCATCATTGACTTGTTTGACAAGATTACGCTCTTTCTCTCCTGTGAAAAGCGGAGGAGGAGGAGTTGCGGGTTGTGACCAAGCAGTATCCGATTTCTTTTTACGTGGCATTATTTATAAATAGAACAAATATTATATTATTCTATTGTTTGTGGATATTCTCTTGTTACTATAATAGGCCAAGTTGTATTATTTTTTAATTCTTCTTGCAAAAATGGAGGAACTGTCAAATAAAATATAGCAATTCCATTTTGTATTGCAAAGTTTCCTGCTTCTTCTTGCGTACTTGTTGGAGCAACAACAACTTTTTCTTCTTGCATATAAGTTGGCATATTATATTCCTTATGCTAATATTATAATCGCAACAGAACCAGAACTTCCTACTCCACCAGTTCCGCCACCCACGACACCAGTTCCACCAGAACCACCATTTGCAGTAACAACTCCGTATGATGTTGATTTAGTAATTAAACAAACTAAACCTCCAGCACCACCGCCACCACCCGCTGCTGCTCCCGCTGAACCACTTGCATTACCGCCGGTTCCTCCATTTGCAGAAATACGACCATTATTAACAACGTTTTTGGCTGCAACCCAAACTATGCCACCACCAGAGCCACCAGCGCCAGAAGCAAGTGCAGGGTCTGCCGTAGCACAGCCACCGCTACCACCACCAGCGCCACCATTAAATGTACCACCAGAAAATCTACCATCATACCATCTTCCGTTCCATCTTTGATTTGGACTTGGTTGTGACGCAGAGCCGCCATTACCTCCCGCTCTCGCTCCTGCTGTACCACCGACTCCGCCAGTTGGAGCAAGATTCAAAGAATTAAGAGAAGCATTGGTACTGCTACCGCCAGTTATGCCGCCCGCAGCAGCATTTAAAATACTATTTGCACCAGCGCCGGAAGCGGCCCCAAGATAGGCTCTTGTAGTCAATGCAACGCCACCAGTTGTGCCAACAGGAGCATTACCATCATCATTAATAGATGCTGATGTTTCTATTGTCAAGGTTTCTTTGACATAAATTTTGTAACCATTTGGTTTGATACTGCCGGTTCCAGTTATAGACAAGTTGTTATAATAATATTCTCTTAATGCTGTAAAAGAACCAGTAATTATTGCATCACCATCTATGCCATCACCAAAATATCCAAGTCCATAAGATGTTGATAGCGTATCACCAGAAGTTATTACGTAATCTGTTCCGCTTAGTGTTTTGTTATAAGTTGCCATTATGTTAGTCCTACGATATAGAATCCATCAACACCATTTGATACTATTGTCGCACTACCAGAAGTGCTTGATATAACCAAACTTGTAGCACCATCAATTGTTTGTGAGCCACTTGGTTTGATACGAATATTGTTTGTTCCTGCATTTCCTCCAATATCTTTAAATATAAGAGTTTGTCCTGCTGGATAATTTGTTGCGGAATTCAAACTTGCAGTAACAACAGAGCCAGTTGTGCTTATTCCTACAAAATATGAATTTGCTGCTGCTGTAAAACTACCAGTATAAGTTGCATATCCTGCTTTAAATCCACCAGAACCAACGATATTGCCACCTATATATGCATCTGATGCGACTTGCAATTGACTTGATGCTGTAACAACAGAAGCGGTAAGTGTAGTATATCTGCCAATTGAACCAGAGATAACACCACTTTCATCCATCACAGAAACAATTACAGCACCAGCATTTCTTACTTGTATTGGTTTGCCAGTTGTTCTAAAACCAGTAGAAATGGCTTCTGCTACTATTGTAGAGCCAGAAACAATTTGTAAAGAACCAGTAATTCTAACTTGTGTTCCATCAAATGTTAAATTTGAAGAACCATTTAAAACACCAGCATTATTAAATTGTATTGATTGGGTTGGTCCAAAAGCAACAATGCTATTTGCAGATATATTTGATGCTGTCAAAGTGGTAAATAATGCCGTTGAACCAGTAACAACAGAACCAGTAACTATTCCAAAACTTGCTCTACCAGAACCTGTTATATATCCACCATCAATATCTAATGAACCAGTTCCTACCATATTGAATGAACCAGTTAATGTTAGAACGTTTGTATCAAATGTAAAGTTTGCAGAACCATTGAACACACCAGAATCATTGAATTGGATTTGATGTGTTGAACCACCGGGAGTTGCTGATGCTCCTCCACCACCGCCGCCATTTGAAGTTGCTCTAAACAAACCTCCATTTACAACTCTTGATTTTGATGTATCGGTAAAGTTTGATATACCTGCTTCCATAACAACTGAACCAAGATAAACTGCTGATGCTTTTGTGTTATCACCTTCTGTAAAGTTTGGTTCATCTGTTATTGCTGCTACTGCATCAGCAAGGGATGAATAAATGGTTGAACCATAATAAACATATAATGCTCTTGTTACAGATTTTGGAAACCAATAAACTCTTTGAATAGTAAATTTATTGTTTGTTGGAGTTATTGTTGTGATTGTTCCATTCAAATTGTATTTGTTTGGAACCAATGCAGAATATCCAACACCACCATTGGTATCAAGATTTACGGTTGAACCGCTAACCCACTCGTAAAAAATCTTTGTTGTTGTTAGTGCGGGATCGTCTGCTGCCGATACATAATTTGGAATATTTGGATTTGCAGAATAATTTCTACCCTCTACGTAAGAATCACCAGCAGTTCTTGTGATTGCCAAAGTTGCAGAACCACTTGATGCCAATACTTGACCACTTACTTTTAATGGACCAAATGCTCTAAAAAAGTCTTGTGTATTTGAATTAATACCATATGCTGTTGTTGGTGTTGTAATTGTACCATTTGTTACAGCACCAGATTGATGTAATACTCTACCTATTACTATTCTATCTTTAAATTGTTGTTCCGTAAATGCAACATTGGTTTGAGAAATTGCACCATAGTTGTCAATAGCAATATATGTAATTGGAGAGGATGCTGAATAAATCAAAGATTGACTTACAAAGTTACCCCATGTAACATATTGAATTGTTGGATATGGGTCTGAGCCTGTTGAGGCATTAAATGTGACAATAATGCCAGAACCAGAAGTTAAATTAAAAGAAGTAGTTCCAGTTACGGTAGATAAAATGCCACCATGTAACAAGCCTGTGCTTAATCCACCTTCTATCCAACGAAGACGAGTTGTATTTGTAAAACTGGTTCCGGGTTGATATTGTGTAAAATATAAGTCGTTTGTTGAACCAGATGTATAAATATAAGAAGCAGTTTGATTTGTTGGTATTGTTACATTTCCAACTGGAAGCATTTGAACATAGTTACCGACAGATAACCCGCCAGAAACAAATCCTTCTGATGCCGTTATAGTTGTAAATAACCCAGTTGAACCAGTTATAGTTGAGCCAGTAATTGTTGTGAATTGTGCGGTTGTGCCACTTAAAGTAGAAGAAACGTTTAATGTACCAGTTATAACTTGATTTCCATTGAACGTATTTGAGCCAGTACCAGCGAAGGTAGTGCTATCTCTATTATCAAGTAAATCGGCATTTGATGCATAACTTGCAGAAACAGCATTCAAAGCATACGATGCTGTTTGTGCATTAACAACATTGTTTATTGTTAATGGGAATGTTGTTGCATCGCCTTTTGTCAATGTTATTGTAGCATCTGTTACACTTGCTGTTATTAACAAACTTGAAGTGTTATAATATGATGCTGTGGCTGCTAATGTGGCGTAAGAGGCAGTACCTAATAAATTGCCTGTAACGCTGGTAAATAATGCAGTTGAACCAGTTACAATAGAACCTGTAATTGTTGTGAATTGTGCAGTAGTACCACTAACTATCCCACCTAATATAGAACCAGTAAATTGATGCGTATCAGATGCATCATCGCCAAATATAGTGGAACCAGATTTTAATATTTGAGAAGAAGAAACTATTAAATTATCTGCTCTCAAAGTACCCGTAAGATACAAAGTGTTGGTATCATAATCAAATGTAAATTTTGATGATGCTCCAAGATTAGAACCAGAATTATATTGTATTTGTTTATCAGAACCTGCTGGCGTTGCAGTAACAGTAATACCTTGATAAACAGAAGCAGAAATTGTTCCAGTTACAACCAAAGTGTTTGTTGCTGGATTAAAAGTAAAATTGGAAGAACCAGTTAATACTTGTGAACCAGAATTAAATTGAACAGAATTGGTTGGGCCATTTGCGACCGCACCAGTTATAGCACTATTAACATACGCCCAACCAAATCTACTCATATTATCCGACCCCTACTGAACCTGACCAATTTGAGCCAGATGGTCCAGAATTGACAAGTAAATTGGAATCTATATTTGTAAGTTCTGCAAATACGGATGCACTTGTTGGCGTTGTTGTATTTGAAAGAATAAATATTGAATTTACTTTTACTCTAAACTCTGCTGTTGGAAAGTTGGTTGTCGATGTTGCTTGTGGAATAACAAAATAATTTGTTCCCTTTACGCCATTAGCAGAAAATCCAATTCTTAATGGTGCTGCTGTGTTTGTATTTGAAACAATAATTCTTTGGGTAACCCAAGGAAAATCAACTTGTGTTGGTGTTCCAGCATTACTTGGGGCAGCAATACTTGAAGTTGCATATGGCATACCAGATACTTGGTATGAACCAACATTTGCCAAACCTACATAATAGGGGTTATTGAATGACATAGATTACCCTCGCTTTTTATTATAATTATTATCATTTTGAGAATTTATCTTTTTTTCAAATTCTCTTCTTCTTTTATTTTCGTTTTTAATTCCTTCAAGTTTTGCTCTTCTGCGAACAACTGATGGTTTCTCGTAATATCTTCTTTCTCTTACTTGTTCTACAACTCTTTCTTTTTTAACTTTCTTGATGAATCTTCTAAGCATTCTTTCAAATGGTTCATCTTTCTTTTGCTCTACCTTTGCATTAACATGTGTACTTTTTTTAGACATATAAACCTCTTATTTCGTTAAGTCTTTTTTTAAGTTTTCTAACTCTATTTTCTCTTTGTAATTGCTGAGAAATACTCTGTTTCATTTCCAAACCAGAGCCATAATCATAATCGCTATATCTTATAAATATTTTATCACCAAATACTTTGTCAATTTCTTGTTTCATTTGACTGTTATCGTCAAAATAATCTCCCCAAAATGATTTTAATTCAGTTGGTTTAAATCCAAGAACAACATTACCTTCTTCATTTTTTGATTTTGTTGTTATATCTTTATCATATTTAACAAGAGTTTTTTGTACTTCCATACCAAGACCAATTGTTAAAGCATCAAGAGGTTTTGGTGCGCCAAGTTTGCCCTCTTCTGAGGCGCTTGTTACCATTCCACTTCTTCCTTGTTGTTCCATTTTATCTTGAAATTTAGAAACAAGAATGTCTCTTACAAGTTGAGGGTTGTTAATCTTTTTAAGTTCTTCTTTTTGAAATTGAAATACTTGTTGTTGTTTTTCCTCTTCAGAAAGTTTTTGATTGTATTTTAATTCTTTTTCTTTTTGGATTTTTGCACCCTGCAAAACACCAGCAACAATTTGTGCTGCGCCGTCTGAATTTAGTCCGTAAGAAACAATTCTTTGTTCTGCGTTAGAAACAATTTGGTCAAATTCTTGCATTGCATCTGGTTGTGTTATTTCTTGTTTTATTTGTTGTATAGTTTGAGCAGCAGTATTAGCGTTTTGACTTATAATAGCCGAAAGTGCTATCATTCCTATGACATTACCAATTTGTCTTGTTTTACCTTTTAAATAATCCAAAACGCCTTCTTCAATTAAATATTGTTGTAATTCTTCACGAATTACGGCACGAAGTTGATGTTCATTAATTTTTATTTTATTTGTTTCCATCCACCTGTTATCCTTAATAATCCACCGATATCAACACCGGGGTCGTTTGGGTCTGCATCGGAAAGAGGGTCTGCTGCTCTTCTTTCTGTGATTGTTTGCTCTGGATTTCCAGCAGAAGCAATTGGAGTTGTTCCTTCAAATATATTTATTCCGCCATATGCTTTTTTACTTACTTCTTCAAGCAATTTGCGCTTTTCATCTAACATTTTTTGCTTTTGTGCAAGTTTTTCTTTTTGCAAACTATCGTCAACTTTTGTTTGCTGTTTTGATTCAACAACAACGTTTGATGATGTTTGTTTGATAATTTCTGAGATTACACTTGATAACTCTTCTTTTAGTGCTTCTTTTACAAGTTGTTTGACAAGAGGTTTGAGTATCAATTTTAATTCATTTTTATTCATATACAATCCAATACATTATAAATAGAAAGCGGCACAATAAATGTGCCGCTTCTATGCAATTTTGAATTTAAAAAATTACTTTTTTGCTTTTGCTTTGAGTGGCTTCATGGCGTGTGAAGGATGTGGTTTTGCGCCTAATCCTTTCTTAGAACCTTTTGCTGCCTTCATTTTCTTGGCTTCTGCAAGTTGTTTTTCAAGTTCAGCAATTTCTGAATCAACTGAATCTTCTTCTTCAGTTGCCATATCTGCTGTAAGTTTTTCTAATTCTTCTTTGATAATTCTTTTGAGAACGTCTTTTGTGAGTGTCATTTTAGTATTTTCCTTTTTTGAGAATATTGTTAATTAAACTATTGATTTTGTTTTCTCTGCCTTCAATCAAGGATTTCTTTTGCTCTTGCATCATGAATGCTCCGCGAGTTGAAGGTTCGGAAACCATATCAAAGCATATAAGTTGAAAATCGTCTTCTACTATTGTACCTTCTCTGCTTTCTCTTACAGAACCTGTACCTCTTGAAGAAATGCCGATTTTTACATTTGCTTCAACTAATGATTTTAAAACTTGTCCGGATGGTGTATTAAGGACTTGTATTTTTCCCATTAAGTTATTTTTATCCCACCAAATTTCAGTAACTAAATGAGAAACATTTCTTAAATTAATAACAGATTGGTCTGGGTGGTCAAGTTCTCCTAACGCTCTTCTTTCTTGTACAAGTTTTTTGTAATTTTCTGCTTCGCGTCTTAAAACATCTTCAGTATAAATTCTGTTATTTCCATTTGCTTCGCCAAAACGCTGCATGACACCAGTTAATATGGTGCCACCATTTTTTATAAAACGTTTATCAGATTCTGTTAAAACATCCTCGCAATATCCGTCTGGACAAAGTTCATAGTATTCTCTTAATAATGGTTTAGACATTTATATTATTTCCTACGGCCAAGCCGTTTTCCTCTGCAACAAAGACGAACTGGTTGTAAAGACCATTTGCGTGTCCAAAATGCTTGTCTTATTGTAGTTGTCATTTTTAACCTCGGACTAAAATAAATAGTTTATTTATTCTTTATTTACTTTGATATTAAAACCAAAATCATTAAATAACATACAAAAGGCATAA